GGCGCGCCGTGCACGGCTCACCCTACAAGCGCACGTCCTACTGGCATGGTGAGCCGGTAGGCACCGACGAGAAGATCGAATACTCCGATGCGCTGCTCACGCTGCTGCTGCGCGCCAGAGCGCCTGAGAAGTATCGCGACAAGGTAGACGTGAACGTTGCACAGGTGATCAAAACAGTAGGTTTCGATCCCACCGAAGTACTCGGGACGGAGCGCGAAAGGGTGCGCGAGAGGGTACGCGAAGTGTTTGAAGGCGAGCACGCGCCCGATTCGTTCTCACGCGAGGCCAGAGCGTTACCATCGGGCGACGATGACAGCTCGCGCGTTCCTTGACGCGCGCGGGCACCTGGATCCGCCCGCCCGCACCCCCGCGGGCACCCCCGTGTACCGGGGTCAAGAGCCGCGGGTCGCGCATTTAGCTTAACCCCGCTCCCGGTAGATCTCACCTCAGCGCATCTCAATCCGGGGTTCAGCACTGAACCCCCCTTTGTGAATTCGGCCCCTTCGCCTCGTCCGTTTCCGGACTGATTCGCTCCCGGCGTTTTTGAATCTTGGCTGTCCAGACGATTCGCGGCACCTCATCGACGGCGGCCGAGAAGCCGTACATGCCGTATGGGGCAGCGATGGAGCTGATGCGCTGTACGCGGCGGGAGGTATTGCTGGCGGGGCCGTCGGGCACGGGCAAGAGCAGAGCGTGCCTGGAGAAGCTGAATCTCGTGTGCATGCAGGTGCCCATTCGGGCGGCCATTGTGAGGAAGGTGCGCAAGTCGATCACCCAATCGGCGATGGTGACGTTCGAGGAGAAGGTGCTGCCGCAGCCCAGCGCGGTGCGTTTTCACGAAGGCGACCAGGAATATCGCTACCCGAGTGGGGCGCGGATCATCGTCAGCGGGCTGGATGATGCTGAGAAGCTGAAGTCGACGGACTTCGACATGGTGTACGTGCAGGAAGCCACTGAGCTGGACAGTGACGACTGGGGCATCCTGCTGCGCGGTTTGCGGAACAACGTGCTGCCGTACCAGCAGATCCTGGCCGACTGCAACCCGGGGCCGCCGGATCACTGGCTGAAGGTGCGCTGTGATGATGGCGAGACGTTGCTGCTCGAGTCGCGCCACGAGGACAACCCCGAGCTGTACGACCGTACGGCGGCGGCGTGGAGCCAGTTCGGGCTGGAGTACATGCGCACGCTCGATTCGCTCAAGGGGGTGCTGTATCAGCGGCTGCGGCTGGGACAGTGGGTTGCCGCGGAGGGCATGTACTTCACCGAGTGGGATCCGTCGCTGCATGTGTGCCCGCCGTTCGAGGTGCCCCAGGAGTGGCCGCGCTGGATCAGCGTGGACTACGGCTTCGCGGTGCCGTTCTGCTGTTTGTGGTTCGCCAGGTGTCCCGAGGATCGGCGCATCTACGTGTACCGCGAGTGTTATGCCACCGGGCTGCGCGACGAGCAGCAGGCAGAGTTGATTCTGGCGCGGACTGATGACGAGCGGCTGAATCTGCGCGTGCTGGACCCCAGCATGTTCAACGCCAGGAGCGAGCAGCAGCGGCCCAGCATTGCCCAGGTGTACGCGGCGCTCGGCGTGTACCCGGTGTTCCCCGGCATGAATTCGCGCAAGCAGGGTTGGGCCGTGGTGCGTCGGGCGATGGCGCATGAGGGGGATGTGCAGCCGCGCTTGCAGGTGCTGGCCGGGCGGGCGCCCAATCTGTGCCGCGAGATTCCCAGTCTCGTCATGGATCAGCTCGACCCGGAGGATGTGGCGGACGTGGTGCAGGGCAAAAAGATCGCCGACCATGCGGCCGACGCGCTGCGCTACGGGTTGTGCGCCGAGGCGCAGCCGCCCCTGCCGCACAAACGCAAGGTGAGGTGGGGATGAGAAACGTGCGCGACCTGAGTGCGGAGCAGATCGAGGACTTGCTGATCGCCCAGATGGACCTGTTCACCGAGGGGCTGGCCGCGGAGCACGAGCTGCCCATTTTGCTGGTGTCGTTTCAGCCGTCGAGCGGTGCGTTCGCCTCGCGCGTGAGCGACACCGCGCCGCCGGCCGAGATCATCGTCGAGGTGCTGGTCGGCCTGGTGGCGCGGCTGAATCAGGCGCTGGCCATGCAGGCGCGCAACTGATGCGCTACTCGCGCGCCGAGGTGCGCCATCTGCGCAATACGGCTGAGGACGCGATGGGCACGGCGGTGATGCAGCTTGATCCCCAGGTGCTGCGCGATCTGTGCGACCAGTTGCTGGAGTGTGTGGAGTCTGAGGTAGAGGTGGGCGACGACGACGATGGCGCGGAATAACTATCTGGACGTCACGGTGCCGCGCTCGGCGATGCGCGGCACCTCGGGCGATGGCCGCTCCAGCGGACGCCGTGCCGCGCGCAGCGGACCCGAGAGCGCGTTTCCGAAGACGAAGACTGCCGAGGATGCGATCGTCGACGGCGCGACCGACCTGGCGCGCTCGCTGCGGGACGAGTTCGCCGACCGCGACGCGCTGTATCGGGATATCGACAAGGTGCTGTTCATGGAGATCCCGGTGGAGATCCCCGAGGCCTTCCGGAAGACCGCCGTCGAGGTGCGCAGCCCACTGCCGATCCACATCACCACCACCGTTGCCTCCGCGCTCAGCGTCAACCCGGCGGCGGTGCAGTACAAGCCCATCGCCTTTTCGGACGTGGCCATGCAGAACGCCAGCTTGCGGGAGCATTTCTTCGAGGCGAGCTGGCTGCGCCAGGAGCAGGAGGCGCAGCGCCAGCTCAGGCGCCTGTTCATGTGGGCGCTGGTGACCAAAGGCGAGGGCATCCTCAAGACGCTGCCCAGGACGGCCGCCGCGTGGGGCGACTACACGCGCGACTCGCAGAAGCTGGCCGACAAGCTCAAAGACGATAACGAGCTGGATCAGCACGCCAGGGACTTGCTCTACAACCACGACACCGAGGAGATGAAGCGGGCGCTGCCCTACCCCATCGCTACCACCGACGTACCGCCCGAGACGTTCTATTACACCAAGAACGAGGACGGCATGACCTCCGTGGTCGAGATCAAGCAGGTGCCGTATTACGAGGCGCTCGAGCGCTTCGGCGCGGGATTGGACAGGAACGGGCGCGTCGTCGCGCCGAAGGACTGGGCCGACATGGACCCCGCCGCGCGCGGCCTCGCCAGGGGTGAGTGGAACTCGATCATGCGCGGCACCACCCAGTCGCTGACGTGCATCGAGGCGTGGGATGCCGAGATGTGCGCCATCGTGCTGTGCGGGCCGGGCCAGACCTCCAGCACGTCGGTCATCGGCCAGGGCACGCTGGCCGCCAACTACAAGCACCACTACGGCGACCCGATCCTGCGCACCCTGCGGGGTCCGTACTTCCACGCGCTGGGGGTGACCACCAACTCACGCCTGCCCGAGCGCGCCGGATTGTCGATCCTGTTCGGCTTTTTGCGCTTGTTCCCGCTGCTCGACAGTCTGCTGACCGCACAGGGCAACGCCGCGTACATGACGTTGTTCCCGGCCTTCAAGCGCACCCTCGCCCCCGGCAGCTTGCCGGGCATCCCGGACGCCAACGTGCCCTACGGCAAGGACGGCCGCGAAGGCGAGCGCGGCGACAATATCGAGCCGGGCACGATCTACCCGTACGACATCGCGCCCATCGACCAGCCCAAGGCCGGCGCCGAAGCGGAAAAGCTCATCGCCAACATCAGGAGCTTCCTCGACCTGGCGCTGCCGAGCGTCATTCAGGGGGCGATGGCCGGCGGGCAGAGCGGCTACGCCATCAATCAGGCCGCGCACATGGCGCGCCTCGCGTGGGATCCGATCGTCGACAACGCCCAGACCACCCTCGGTAACCGCGTCGGCTTCGAGTCATGGCTGATCGAGCACGATATCGCCGAAAACGTGTACGCCTGGAGCGAGCAGGAAAAGCCCGGCAAGGCCAGGAGCGGCGTCGACAAGACGAGAGCCGGCTGGTTGAGCCTGGGGCCGGACGACCTGAAGGGCAATCATCGCTACACCGTCAACCTGGATCCGAGCACGCCCTCGGACGACATCGTCACCACCCGCGCGCTCGCCGAGAAGATGCAGCTTCGACTCATCTCGTACGAGGACGCCGTGGAAGCCGCCGGCTCCAACCCGGACGAGGTCGAGCGCTCGTGGCTGGTGCAGGACATGAAGAAGTCGCCTGAGATCACCAACAAGGTGAAGGAGGAAGTGCTCAAGAAGCTGGCCACCATCCAGACGGCGCAGATGCCCCCGGGCGCGGGGCCAACGCCGATGGACATGGGCGGCGCGATGCAGGGCGGCCCACCACCGCCCGCGCCGCCCGGGCCGATCGGCACGCCGGGCGCACCGCCGATGGGGCCGGTCGGAGGGCCGTCGATCAACCCGGTGCCAACGCCAGGGCAGGGTCTTCCCCTGGTGCCCGGACTGCCGCCTGCCGCCGCTGGCGTCAGGGTCGGTCCGGGGCCGGGTTCCGGCGGTGTCGCGGGCATGCCCCAGGTGCCGATGCCGGCCGCGCCGAGTCCGTTCTGATGGAAACCAGCGTCGATCGACGACTGCTGCGCGTGGAGAGCGCCGTCGTCCTGATGACCGACTTCCTCACCGACCTGAATCCCGACCTGAGCGAGCTGAAGCAGCTCGTCGCCCTGATTCGCGCCGACGTGCAGGTACGCACCGGCAGCTACCAGACCGATGCCGAAGCCGCGCAATCAACATAGGCAACCCCCGGGATTCGGACCCGGACGCCCTCGCAATGGTCGTTACCCACGGGGTCTACGCCGCTGATGCCGAAACGCGTAAACCAGCTCGACCTCGTCGCCGCCGACCTGGCCCAGTGGATCGACGCCGTCGCCAACGAGATCTCCCTGGCCATGCTCGGCGGCGCCAGCGCCCCGTTCGCCGCGCGCGTCACCGACGAGCAGAAGCTCGAGTTCTACACCCACCAGTTGTTCAACCCGGACGGCAGTCCGAATCAGCCCGGGCGCAACCAGGAGATCGCCCGTCTCGGGCCGCAGGGCTTCCGTCAGGTATACGCCGCGGTGGTCAAGGCGCACCCCGAGCTGAAGCCGCCCGAAGAGGCCGGCGCGCCCGAATTGCCGCCGCCAGGCCCACCATCCGGCATGCCGATCAGGGCGATGGCCAGCGGCGGCATCGTCACCCAGCCGACGGTGGCCCTCATCGGCGAGGCCGGTCCAGAGATGGTGGTGCCGCTGCCGCAATACCAGCCGCCGCAGTACACCCCCGAACAGTCCCTGGCGAACCTGGGCACCGGCTTCGCGCCCGGCCAGCAGCCGCCGCAGCCGGGTGAAATCCAGACCTACATCGACCAGGCGGCCAGGGCGCGCGGGATCGATCCGGCCGTGGCGATGGCCGTCGCGTACCACGAGGGCGGGCGCGACCCGTCCAATCCGAACCAGCCCGCGTTCACCGATCCGGCCGTGCGCGGCAGCTTCAATACCGGCTCGTCATGGTGGCCATTCCAGCTCCACTACGGTGGCCCCGGCTACGCGCAGTACGGCACCACCCCTGGCATGGGCAACGACTTCACGCGCCAGACGGGCTATCAACCGGGCGATCCGGCCGCGTGGCGCGCGTCGGTCGACTACGCCCTGGACCAGGCCATGAAGACCGGCTGGACGCCGTGGTACGGCTCGCGTCCGGCCCAGGTAAGCCAGTGGCAGGGACTGCCACAACAGAGGGGATAGGCGCTCCATGACTCCTTCGTACGTGACGTGGTGGACTCCCTGATGGCCGACAAAGGACTCGACCCGCAACAGCTCTCGCAGATCTTCTCGGCTGCCAACCAGACCGCCCAGAACGAGTACTACAACGCGAAGCTCGGCGGCGAAGCGGAGGACCGCGCCCTCGCGCGCGCCAAGTTCGCGTGGCAGCAGCAGCTCGACCGCGCCGGCCTGACGGGCATGTTCGAGGGCAGCCCGACCTTCGACGCGATGAAGGACTACGCCGAGATGTTCGGCGACTGGTCCACCCCGCAGGCCGGCCAGAAGACGCTCGCCGCGCAGCAGCAGGCGTTCAACCAGCAGGCTACCGAGGCCGGCTTCACCGGCACCTGGAACGGCAACCAGACCCAGGCCGCGGCGAAACAGGCGGCCGATATCGCCGCCATGAACGCCGGCCTGACCGGCTACCTGGGCGGCACCCAGACCCTCGCCGGCCAGCAGCAGGGCTGGCAGCAGGGCTTTTCCCAGCAGCAGCAGGCCGACAAGAACCGCCAGGACTACCTGCAACTGCTGAGCGGGTTGCGCGGCCCGGCCGACTACGGCCAGTACCTGAAGGTGCTCGGCTCCACCCCCGGCGGCCTGCGCGACCTCGCCGGCGCCGCGGCCGGCCAGTATCAGGTCGCCAGCGGCGCGACCAGCGGCGCCCAGCCGGTGCCGGTCAGCATGGGCAGCTTCGTGAACAGCGCTGCCACCGGCGCCGGCCAGCAGTACCAGCCCGGCCAGTACGCCTATCCGCAGTCGCAGCCGGGCCAGGCGCAGTGGTACGGGGCCAACAACGGCTACCAGCAGGCGCAGAACGCCAACCAGACGCTACAGGCGCAGAACGCCCAGTATGCCAATCAGCTCCAGCCGTACACCTATGGGTCGCCGGCCGGCAACAACATGCAACCGGCCGCGCAGGGCACCTCGTACGAGTCGTACATGCGCGCCGCGCAGGGTCTGCCGCCGCCCAATCAGATCAGCCCGCAGGCGTACAACGCCATGACGACGACACAAAAACAGATGGTGGGCGGCATGTACGAGCAGCAGGGCTGGAATCCCCAGGACGTGACCGATCTCTACCGCCAGAGTCTGCCGAAATATGGCTCATCCGGGCCTCAAACTGGAGGATTCAAGTTCAGCTAGGCGTATGATCAGCAGGGCTATAAGCGACAGCAGCATGCGTCGGCCACCTGGGTTATCGCGCTCTCGCTCAATCATGTCGGCCACATTGTCAGCGGCAGTCCCAACCAGCAGATGATCAGGGCGTGTACACGGTGGGTTGTCGCATATGTGGCGCACGATCATGCCTTCAGGAATTGGTCCAACGTGTATCTCGTAGGAAAGGCGATGTGCGGGGATGCCGCGGATCATCCCGTAGTCCCCGCGTTTCGACCGTCGTCGCCAACCCCAACACCCTTCCGCGTGACGGATGACGCGCCGATTGAAAGTTTCTTCGATGGTCAACTCGCGATTCGCGAGGAAACATTCGCGGGAGTGAAAGTGTGTAGCGTTCCGTCCAGAGTGAACCGTGGCACGCACGAACTGGATGCCGCAGCCCTGGCATGTCAGCAGCACGCTGGTGCCCCTGGCAAGCCGCCGAGTCGCCCGTTCCTCCGAGAGCTTGTCAGTCATGTGAGACGGCGCGACGCAGCGACGCTCAGAGCACGCCATGATGACGTCTCCATCGGGCCAGTCATGCCCCGAGAGCATCCAGATGATTCGTCGCGGGTTCGTCGGGCGCCGTGTGCCATCCTCGTGGATGATGCTGAACTGCCCGGCGATGCCGCCGCCCTTCCGGTCCGGGATCAGTGCGCCCGTCCATATCCAGTGTTCAGGCGACTTGCCGACCTTATCCCAGAAGTTTTTGAGTTGTCGGGCTGTGAGCGTGGGAGCCATTAGCCGCATAGGTTATAGAAACCCATGACCCAACTGCCGGACATCGACAACGACTCGTGGAGGAGCTTCGAGGCCGACGATCTGCGCCGCAAGCTCGGCAGCCGCATCGACTCGATGGGCTTCATGCACGACGCCAACGAGCGCATCAACTCGCTCACGATGCCCTCCAGCGACAGCCTCACCAATCCTCTCGGGACGGGCCACGCGCCTCCTCCGGCAGCCCCGCCGGTTGCCGAACCAGAGCCGTTGCCCGCTCCTGTCGAGGTGCCGCCGCCGGTTCCGGATGCTTCAGCCTCCATAAGCCCGGAGCCGGTTGCGCCGGCGCCTCCTCCGCTACCCGCACCCGTACCGCCGATCCCCGCCCCCAGCGCTCCACCTGTTTCCCCTCCCGGGCCAGTACCCAGCGCCGGGGGTGGGCCTGACCTGTTTGGCTCGGCGCTCAGCGCGGCCGTCCAGGCCGGCGCGGACGCGCGCACCTTCGCCGCTGATTTTGCCGGCAAGGTTGGCAGCGCGGATCCCTTCGGCGCCGCGCTCGGCTCGGCGCACGCCGCCGGCGCGGACATCGGCGCCTTCGCCCAGAACTTCCGCCCGCCGCCGGAGCCGACGCCTCCACCGGCCGCCGTCACCACTCCCAGCGACTCGCTGACCAGCCCGCTCATCCGTCCCACGCCCGGCGGCGCCGACCTCCAGCCGGGCGGCGATCTGCGCGCGTTCGCGCGCCAGGCAGCGGCCAAATACGGCATCGACCCGGACATCTTCGAGCGCCAGATCCAGCAGGAGTCGGGCTTCCGCACGAGCGCCCAGAGTCCCGCCGGCGCCACCGGCATCGCCCAGTTCATGCCCGGCACGGCCAAGGGCATGGGCATCGACCCGAACGACCCGTACGCCGCGCTCGACGCCGCGGCGCGCCTGGACGCCCAGAACCTGAACAGATACGGCAGCTACGACAAGATGCTGGCCGCGTACAACGCCGGCGGCGGCAACGTCGACAAGTACGGCGGCGTGCCCCCGTTCGAGGAAACCCAGCGCTACGTCAAGAACATCATGGCCGGCGCGGGCGAGGCCATTGGCGGGGCCGCGTCCGCGCTCGGCACCTCGGCGCGCGGCGCGCTGGGCCAGATCAGCCAGTTCGGCGATTCCCAGCTTTCGGCCGACGAGGCGTACTCGGCGTGCGGCCCGGCCGCGGCGGTGCGCTTCGCCCAGATGTACGGCCGCAACCCGACGTTGCGCGAGGCCACCGACCTGGCCAGGACGGTCGGCTGGACGAGCGCCTCGGGCATGGCCGGCCTGACCTCCGAGGCCGCGCTGATGGCCAAGATGGGCGTGCCGACGAAGATGGTCGGGGCCGACTGGAGCACGCTGGCGCGCGAAGCCAAGAGCGGCAACCCGGTCACCATCTCGACCCCCGGCCACTACTTCACCGCTGACGGCTACGACCCCAGCTCGGGCGCGTTCCACGTCGGCCGCTCCGGCACCGACCTGAAGGGCGGCTCCGAGTGGATGACGCCGGCGCAGATGGAAACGCGAATGGGCGCCCTCCAGGGCGGATTGCTGGCCGACCACCCCAACGTGCCGGCCCCCAGTCTGGCCGACAACGCAGGCAGTTTCCTCGACCGCACGCGATCGTCGATCGTCAGCCGCATCAGCGGCGACCTCGCCAGCCCGGACTCGGCCGTCAACAAGGGCATCATCGGCCCGCTCCAGGAGATGCTCACCGGCGCGCGCGACGAGGCCAGCCGCCGACTGGACGACGCGGTAAAGGGCGCCGGCAGCGCGTCGCTCCCGCCTCCCGGTGGCCTGCCCAGCGACCTCCAGCCGACGCGCTCGCCGCTGCGCGGCTTCTCTGGCGGCATGGAGACGCCGCCGCTCGAGGCCGAGCTGCGCAACAGCGGGCTGGCGCGGGACGCCGGGCTGACCGCGGCGGCCGTGGGCGAAAGCTCGCCGCTCAACCTCTCGGCGCTCGGTCAGGCGCGCGACGCCATCGGCGAGGCAAAGGACTCCGTGCTGCGCGGCGACACCAGCGGCGCGCTCGACGCGCTCAATCGCGCCGGCGCGAGCGCGCAGGAAAGCCCGCTGTCGCGCAGTGCCGGCGGCTTCCTCGGCGGTCTGGGCGAAGGACTCCAGAAGCAGAACGAGGACGCGATGACGACCAACCCGCTCGACACGCTGCTGCGCGGGTCCACGTCGGCGCAGGGCAAATGGCGTCAGGGCGACATCGGCGGCGGTCTGTCGGACATCGCCCTGGCTGCCGCCGCAGCCGCGCCGCGTTCGGCCGCGCTCGACGCCGACCTGAGCGCGCCCGTCGCCACCGGACTGGAGCGGGCAGGGGTGCCGTCGCCGTACCGCGAGATCCTCGGCTTCGGCGCCAACCTGGCGCTGCCGACCGGCGAAGGGCTGGCGCGCGGCGGCATCGAAGCCACCGAGGCTGGCGTCGGGCGTGCCGCGCGCGCGCTCGAAAGCCCCGAGGTCCAGGCCGCGTTGCGGGCGCGCCAGCGCGGCGAGGGCGTCAATCCCTTCGCCGCTGCCGCCGACGCGTTTCGACGGCCCGAGGAAGGCCCGCGCGGTGCGCCGCCGCCCGACCCGCTGCGCGGCGTGGCCGACGACTTCGACAAGATCCTGACCGAGCGCGAAGCGGCCAGCGCGCCGCGCGGCAAGCCGGCGCTGCCGGAGGACGTCGACCGCGTGCTGAACTCGCTCGGCGCGAAGGTCAACGAGCACTGGTTCGATCGTCGAGGTCGCTTGCAGGCCGTCGAGCAGTACCTCGAGCAGCAGACCGGCAAGCCGCTCGCGCTGAAGGACAAAGCGTGGATGCGCTCGCGGCTGTACGAGGGACGCCAGGACTCGGCGTACGCGCGCTTGCAGGACGAGGTCGGCCCGCAGCTCGAAGCCGTCAACCGTAACCCCGAGGACATGAAGATCCTCGACGCGTACCTCGAGCAGATGGACAACGCCGACAAGTCGCGCGCGCTGGCCACCCGCGAGCAGAGCCGCATCGCCGACACCGACATCGGCCCGGTCAAGGGGCAGGCCGACCTGGATCGCGCCAACGCCGCGGTGCAGCAGGCCGAGGCGGCGCACGGGCGCGCGCAGGTGATGGGCAACGAGACGACCGAGCAGATCATGCGCGACAAGCTGGAGCGCGCCCAGCGCGTGCAGGCCAGGGCGCAGGAGCGCTACGACGCCGAGGCGCAGACGTGGAAAGACGCCCAGGCCAAGATGGCCGGCATCGAGGGCGGGCGGGTGTACGACCGCCGTGAGTTCTCGGGCGGCGCGACCGGCCAGGAGCACGACCTGATCAACGCGCACCTGGAGGACCGTGTCGGCCCCGCGCGCGCGGAGGTCATCAAGAGCGCCGCCAACGCCGTCTGGGACAGCACCCGCGCGATGCGCGAGCGCAAGGTAAACGCCGGCACGCTCGACCCCGAATTGGCGGATGTGCTAGCGCGCGACTTCCCGCACTACAACCCGATCCGCATCCTCGACCACATGTCCGACCAGCAGATCGAGAACCTGCCGCTGGGCGGGCGCATCTTCGGCGGCGCCAGCGACGGCATCAAGAAGCTGACTGCCGAGGGCACCACGGCCGCGCGCCAGTCGCCGCTGTCGTCGTTCGTGGACAGCATGTTCCGCACCGAGGAGATGACGCGCCGCAACGAGGTGGTGCGCTCGGTCGCCGGTTGGGCCGACCACCCGCAGCTCGCCAACTTCGTGAAGAAGGTCGAAGAGGGCGACGAGCTGCCGAAGGGCTACACCGCCGTGTCCTACCTGGACGGCGCGGCCGGCAAGCAGCGCGTCGCCGTGCCCGACCAGCTCGCCCAGACGCTGTCGCTGGACCCGCTCCACGCCGGCCTGATCGGCAACATCATGAGCGGGCTGAGCCTGCCGCTGCGCGCGGGCGCGACCGCGCTGCGGCCGAGCTTCATCGCCTTCAACGCCGTCAACGACGCCCTCTGGTCGCTGTACCGCTTCGCCGTGGAAGCGCCCAACCCGGCCGAGGGCGTGCGCGCGATGAGCGACCTGGCGCACGGCTACCACGCCGCGTTCGGCGGCGACCCCGAGCTGGTGCAGGCGGCGCGCAAGGCCGGCGGCATGCAGGGCATCCAGTCGCGCTTCGACGACCCCGACTCGATCCTGCGCCAGCTCGCCGGCGAGCACAACTGGGTGCGCAAGATCGAGACGCCCAAAGACCTGAACATCTTCAGGGAGGAGACGCGCCGCCAGCTCGGCACCGTTGGCGGCGCGATCGGCGACGTCGCGGGGCTGGCGTGGAGCCGTCCGCTCAACAAGATCGGCGGGCCGGTCGAGCTTGCCCCGCGGCTCGCGGCCTATCGCCGCGCCATCCGCCAGGGCGCGACCGAAGAGGAAGCCGCGCTCAAGATGCGCACGACGACCGCTGACTTCGCCGCCGGCGGGCGCGCGGCCAAGCAGCTCAACAACATGCTGCCGTTCCTGAATGCCACCTCGCAGGCCACCGGCGAGTTTGGCAGGCTCAGCAAGGACCGCCCGATCCAGAGCACCGTGGCGCAGGCGACCATCCTCGCCGGCATCATCGCCAGCGAGATCTACAACCGCAGCGTCGCTCCCGACGACTACGCCGACGTCACCCGCAAGACGCGCAGCAGCGGCCTGGTGATCATGGACGATAAAGCTCCAGAGGGCGACGGCAAGCGCGGGCTGGGCTACCTGCCGCTGCGCGGCGGGCTGGGGCTGATGGTGCCGCTGGTGCGCGAGGCGATGGGGCGCATGTACGGCGACAAGCCCCAGACGTGGCAGGCGCTGGCCAAGCAGGTGCTGGGTCAGGTGTCGCCGGTCGAACCGGATATCGGCGGGCTGACCGGCTTCCTGCCGGCCATCCCCAAGCTCGCCCAGGAGCTTCAGGCCAACTACGACTCGTTCCGCGACCAGCCGATCGTGCCCAAGAGCCTGGAAGGGCTGCCGCCGTCGTACCAGTTCACCCCGACCACCTCGCAGACCGCGCGCGCCCTGGCCGGCTCAAGCCTGCCCTTTGTCGGGCAGAAGCCGGCCGCCGCCATCGACTACGCCATCAAGGGCTTTTCGCCTGGTCCAGGCGAGGCGCTGCTCGGCGCGACCGACGCCGTGCTGCGCACCACCGGCCATGCCCTGCCAGAGCCGTCCAAGAAAGGCGAGGCCGGCGCGCGCGACGTGCCGCTGGTCGGAGGCATCCTGGGTCGCTTCCTCCGCACCACCGGCTCCGAGCAGCAGAGCGAGGCGTACGACGCGGCCTCCCAGCTCGCCGACGACCGCCGCAACATCGCGCTCGACTCGGTGGTCAACAGCGACGCGTATAAGAACGCCACGCCGGACCGCCAGACGCAGATGCTGCGCGAGCTGGAGAGCGAGTTACAGGCGCAGACGAAGGATCTGTCGGGCATCGAGAAGGATCCCAAAGACCTGGGCTTCGGTCCGAAGTACGCGGGCGTCGACGACCCGAAGCAGGAGCAGAAGATCGACCGCGCCGTCAGCAAGTGGGACGAGTGGCGGGCGCATCCCGGCAGCGCCCCGGAGCCGAACGACGAGGAGACGCTGCTCGCGCGCGCGTATAGAGGCAAGGCCAATCCGTACTGGTCTGCCGAGCAGAAGGTCGCCGGCGGCGAGACGTCCGAGATCCGTCAGCGGGTGCGCGAGGCAGTCGGTGCGACCTCGCGCTAGAGGCGCTTCCAGATCGGCAGCAGCATGCCCCCGATGATCAGCACCAGTGCGCCGACCACGATCAGCGGCTCGTGCAACTGCACCACCAGGATCGTCGCCACGATGGCTACGACCGCCGCGAACGCCATGAAAACATTTGTCTGTCGAGTGCTCCAGCCGTCCATTGCCGAACCATAGAGGACTGAGCCATGCCCACCACGCAAACGGTCACCAACCCCGGCATCAACCAGCAGCAACTGGACGAGCTGAAGCGGCTTCATGAACAGGTCGCCGCGCTGGACGCCCAGTCCAAGGACACCACCGCGAGCGCGGCGACGCGCTCGGTTGCCACCGACTCGCTGGCCAAGGCGCAGGACAGCTACCGCAACATGCTGTCCGACCTGTCGCGCTCGTCGTCCACCGGCGCGGTGTATGTCGATGGCCCCAACGGCGCGGTCTACGAGGTCATCGCCGGGAACGAACCCAAGCGCATCATCGAGCCGTCGGCGCCGCTGAAGGGTCCGAGCAACCCTGACGAGGACCAGCTCACCGCGATCAAGCGCGAGACGGAAGAGCAGGCACGCGCCCAGCGCCAGCGCAACGAGGCAGCCGGCAAGGGCTACATCACCGACGCGGACCGCATCGCCGTCGAGCAGCGCGGGCGCCAGCTCGGCATGGACGAGAACAAGATCAACGCCGAGATCGCCCGCGCCGGCGAGGCCAGCAAGCGCGCCGACGAAGAGCTGCGGCTCAAGGGCGCCGAGAGCAGCGCCACCGTCGGCCTGACCAATGCGACCGCCGGCAAGGTCGGCGCGGAGACGGACCTGACCCGTGCGCAGATCACCGCGCTGGGCATCAAGACCGACTCGGACGTCGACCGCGCGAAGGCGGCGGGGAACCTGGATCAGGCGCAGGCCGACAAGATCAAAGAGGAGCTGAAGCGTCCCGCGGCGTCCACCTCGGACACCACCTCGCCGTACCTGTCCACGTACAACCCGTCCACCGGCAAGTACGACTTCCAGCAGAATCCGGCCTACCTGCCCAAGGACACCGGCTCCCAGATCGCCCAGCTTCAGCAGCAGGCGCAGACCAAGGCCGACGAGCTGCACGGGCTGGTGACCGCCGGCAAGCTCGACGGCGCGACCGCGTCGGCGCAGTTCAACCAGTGGTGGGACAGCACCGTCGAGCCGCGGCGAGCGGCGATCGATCAGTCCCAGCAGCAGACGAAGTTCGACAATCAGCGGCTGGCAATCGAGTCGCAGCGCAATGCGATGGCCACGGCGCAGAACGCCGGCACCCAGGCCATCGACGCGTGGCGCGCCACCTCCGGTCAGCGCGTCGGTCCCGGCTTTGCCGCCGCGACGCAGCAGATCCTAGACGCCTTCAAGAACAAGAAAGCGGTCGGACCCATCGACGCCTCGGGCCTGTTCTACGATATGCCCGACATGAACGAGGTCGCGCAGCAGGCGACCTCGAAGGCGCTCGCCGGGATCTCGCCGCTGGCGTCGCTCCAGAACGGCCAGCCGGGCGGCGGCGGGCTTCAGATCCCGCAGGGCATGGACCTGTCCACCGCGCTGGACCGCACGCGCTACCAGTTCGGCGGCGGCCCGCCCCCACCGGCACCCGCCGCAGTGGTCGCTCCTGGCGCCGGAGCGCCGCCGGTCCCGCAACCGGCCGCGCCCGGGACGGACTGGTACGAGGAGTGGCGCAAACGTCAGGCAGCGGATGCGGCTTTGCAAGCGCGGCAGGCGCAGGTGCCCGCGCCATTCTGATTGACACGCACGCAGGAGGTGAATGAAGATGGCGATCGAACCAGAACAAACGAGTCTTTCGACGGAACCCACGCCTTCCGATGCGCCGTCATCGTCGGAGGTTTCTGAATCGGAGTCCGCGGAGTCTTCGCCAGGTTGGTGGCAGCGATTGTTCAGCCGCAACCGACCGCCGGGGGAGACGCGCGAAGCCGAGAAGGAACCGCCCACCGGTAACGAGCCAGCACAGAAGCTGGAGTTGACCCCGGAGGAACTCCAAAGGCGCGTCCAGTCTGAAGTCGACCGCCGCGAGGCGAAGCGACAGCAGGATGCGGCCTCAGCGGTGCGGAAGAAACTGCGCGACGAAGACCCGTGGGCCTACGCGCAGATGGATCGCGAAGCCGAGCAGGCGGTGGGTGCGGATGTCAATTTCATGCAGCAGCTCCACCAGATCGGCTCCATCCATGACAAAGCCGCAATCGATCCGCTGCTCGAGATGCTCCCCCCATCGGAGCGCGAGCGCATCCTGAAGCTCGACGGCGCAGGCACCGGCCTCGCTGGACGCACCCTCATCGTGAAGGAAGCTCTGAAGGCTCTTGAGAAGACCTGGAAGAGCGGCGGCGAAAAAGAAGCGGAGCAGAAGCTCCGCATGAACGCCGCATTCCGCAAGCAGATCCTCGCGGAGATGCGCGGCGCACGATCAGGCGAACCGGACCTGTTGCCAGCTTCATCCGGCACCCAATCCGACCAGACCGTCTCGCGCCTCCTCCGCGACTACTACGTCGGCTGACCCCGGATCCCCCATCCGGGCTAGGCCGGTCGGGGGATAGGGATGCCGTACAACTCGATCGCCACAAGGGCCACACCCGGCGGGGGCCCGCTGATCCCAGAAGACGTACAGCGCGACATCGTCCAATCGGTGGTGGAAAAATCCGCCGCCTTACAGCTCTTCCCGCATGTGCGCATGAAGCGCGCCCAGCAGAGAATCCCGGTCCTGTCGCAGCTCCCGCTGGCGTACTGGATCAGCGGCGCCAACCTGGACGCGCGCGACATCGGTCTGAAGCAGACGACCAGCATCGCGTGGGACAACGTGTACCTGAACGCCGAAGAGATCGCCGTGATCGTGCCGATCAGCAAGAACCTGCTGTCGGACCTCGACTACGACTTCTGGAGTCAGGTCAAGCCGCGCGTCACCGAGGCGTTCGGGATCACGTTGGACGAAGCCATTTTCTTTGGCACCAACGCGCCGTCCACGTTCCCGCCGGCCATCGCCGTTGCGGCCGCCGCCGCGGGTAACGAGATCGTCGCCGGCGCCACCACGCCCGACTACCTGGCAGACGTGAACGCGGGCATGGCAGCGGTCGAGTCCGACGGCTTCGACGTCTCGGGCTTCTGGGCACGCAAGCAGGTGAAAGCCAAATTGCGCGGCCTGCGCGCGACCACCAACGAGCTGCTCTACTACCCCGACAACGCGCCGAACGACGGGCCGCAGCTCGGCACGCTGTACGGCGAGAAGATCATCTTCTCCAACGCCGGCCTGGGCGGGTTCGCCACGGCCGCGACTGGCTACTCGATGATTGGCGGCGACTGGGAACAGGGCATGCTCGGCATCCGCGAAGACATCTCGATGGAGATGTTCGACACGGGCGTCATCACCGACGCCGCCAACGCCATCATCTACAACCTGCTCCAGCAGGACATGGTCGCGTTGCGCGTGACGGCGCGGTTTGCGTTCGCGGTGCCGAATCCGCTCACCCGCATGCAACAGACCAAGGCCAACCGCTACCCCTTCTTCGACATCAAGCAGAAGGCGGCCACGGGCGGCGAGTAAACCCATGCCAGGCGGCCGTCCCTACAAGAAGCCTGTATCACGCGCACAAGCACGCTTCTTCGGTGCCGCAGCCGGGGGTCAAATCCCCGGCTTCGATCCGAAGGAAGCCCAGAACAAGCTGCGCGGCACGAAGGAGGCGAAGTTGCCCGAGAAGAAAGCGAAGAAGAAGTAATGGCGCGCGTGCGCTTCCTGGCGATCTCAACCGACCCCCGCCCTGGCCACGAAGGCGTCACCTATGGCCCCGGCCACGAGACTGACTTCGTTGAGGCGGATGTCGAGTACATCATCAGCCTCCGCAACGACGGCAAGGCGGAGGTCACCGACACCACTGGCTTGCCGGCTGAGGAGGAGGCCAAGGTCAAGTAGCCATGTCCAGGATCATCTATACGGCGCCGGTGCAGGACGCCGTGACGCCAACCACGTACTACGGCGCTGGTCACCAGGCGGACGTCGCCAACGAGGCGCTGGTGGCCAGCTTGATTGGTGACGGCAAAGCGGCGCTGATGGGGGCTGGCATCCGCAACGTGCGGATGATTTCGCGCGCCGCCACCACCGCACAACTCGGCTTTACGGTGGATGTGCCGTGTACCGCGATGGCCGCCAACTACGGCACCACGACGGCGTACGGCACGAACCAGGCAGCCACGCCTGCGGCCGGCGTGGGCGACGTGGTGGTGAACCTGACCGGGCTGACCACGGCCACGCTCTACCACTACCGCATCACCGTCACCGTGGGCACCTACGTGACGCTCACGGCTGACTTCACTTTCACAACGGCATAGGAGCACCCCTTCATGGTCAAACTTGTGATGCTGGTCAATGGCGCTGATGCGGATGGCAAGCCGCTGGCAGCCGGCCAGGAAGTCGACGTGGACGAAGAGACGGCCAACCAGCTCCGCGCCGACGGCAAGGCCGGCCTGCCGTACATGCCGTCGGACGAGGAAGGCATCTACACCTCGCGCACCGCGCGCCCGGGCGAACCCACGCCGCCACCCGCGAAGGCACCCAGGCCCGTCAACGCCCCGGCGGCAGACAAAGAGAAATGACCAGTCTGGCCGACATTGAGCGGGCTGTTGCTCACCGTGTCGGCCCGTACTTCACCGCGACCCAGGACACCAGCCGCAGCGGGCAGGCGCGCTCGGCGTACTTCCCCGAGCTTCAGTCGGGCCTCACGCTCGGCGAACCGGAGAACCTCTGGCTGTTGCGCCGCGCGCCGAGCGTGGCCGACTACGACCGTCAGCGGCTGGTGCAGGCGTACGACCCGACCAGCGGCACGATCATCACCGAGCGCAACTGGCAGCAACCTCCGGCGATCGGCGAGGTGTGCGAGTTCCACCACCTCAATCCATCGGGCGAGCTGCGCCCGTCGGTGCTCGCCGGACTGCGTCGCTGCTGGCTGTCGGAGCGCTTCCTGCTCAACTGCGTCGACCCGGAGGTGGACGTCACCGCACAGGCGCCGTGGATCACCGGGACGGCGCAGGTGGTGGACCTCCAGTACAGCTACCCCGTCGGGCCGCACGCGTACTCGAGCATCCCGTTCGAGGTGATGCAGCAGCAGGGACACGTCATCGTCGCTGCCGGCGGATTCGTGCTGAACGGCGCCATCCTGACGGCGCGCCGACCGGCCAACACGCTGGTCAACGGACTGGATGCCAGCAACCCGACGGATGACGATGACGACCTGTCGGTCGACCTGGACTACGCCGCGGCGGCCGGGCACATCGAGGCGTGGCACAACTTCCCCGCGCGTCTGGCGTCCGCGGCAGCCGGCGGCAGCCAGGCCTCGCAGTCAATGGCCGCGCTGGAGATGTCGCGGCAGGCAGCCATCTGGGCGCCGTACTCGCGCGGGCACTACGCGTTCAGACAACCATTCGGTCTGGCGGCGATGGCAAGTGCCGCCCGGTAACGGCGCGGCGGTCAACGTGAACCCGGTCCCGCCGCTGCATTCCTCAGGCATCCCGGGACCGCCGGGTCCACCTGGGCCACAGGGACCGCCCGGCGAAGACTCGACGGTCCCGGGACCACCCGGGCCGGCCAGTGAAGTTCCCGGGCCACCCGGCGCTACCGGTCCTCCCGGTCCAACCGGGCCAACCGGTGCAGCCTCGACGGTTCCCGGGCCACCGGGGGCTACAGGACCGCAGGGCGCGACCGGTGCTCAGGGTCCGCAGGGTGTTCCCGGAACGGCTGGTGCAACGGGTCCGGCGGGTGCCGACGGTGCGCCAGGTGCGATCGGTCCGTCCTCGTCGGTCCACGAAGAGTTCATGCCGATCAACGGTGCCACGACGGTGACGCTGTCTCAGGTGCCGCTGGCCATCCTGATCGTCTCACGTGCAGGTGTGGTGCAGTCCGCCGTCGACGGCAACTACACCCTGGCTGGCTCGGTCATCACCTTCACTGACGCGCTCAACGGCAGCGAGCGTGTCATCGTCGACTACTCGTCCACCAGCTACACCCCGGCACTGCCGATCAATGGCGGCACCGGTATCGCTGACAACACGATCACCTCTGCCAAGATCGCCGACGGCACGATCGCCACGGTCGACCTGGCCAACGCGGCAGTCACCAACGCCAAGCTTGGGGCCGACACGGCCAGGGCCAACCTGCTCACGAACGGTGGCTTTGAGATCTGGCAGCGCGGCAACGGGCCGCTTACCACTACCGGGGCCTATACCGCCGACAGGTGGCTCATGCTGCTGGGTGGCGGCACCTCAGCAATGGATGTCAGCAGAGCGGCGGTGACGAACTATGCGAGCACTTATGCTGCCTTGATCCACTGGACAAAGGGCACCGGCGGGGTTGGCTATCTCTATCAATCAAATATCGAAGTGCCGCTTACCAGCGCGACGTGCACCTTTGCCATCGATGTGTTCTGCGACAACGCGAACGCCGTGAGGGCCTGGCTGGAGAATGCGTCGGGGACCAAAATCTATAGTGCGTACCACGCTGGCGGGAACGGATGGCAGAGATTGTCCATTACGACTCCTACAAAAACTGGCGCGTCTGCCGGGCTGGAATTCAACGGTTCCTGGTCGGGCTACTGTGACAACGCCATGCTGGTGGTCGGCTCGGTGCCAGCCGACTACGCGCCGATGCACCCGGCCGACGACCTGGCGCGGTGTATGAGGTACTACGAGAATGCGGATGTGCGTAATGCGGCCTATGGCATTGCTGCCGAACAAATGGAGTGGTGGATTACGTGGATCACGCCGAAAGCGGTTTCTCCAACGGTCACAATGTCTGGTGGCGTAAACAACATAAATATCAGTCCAATCTTGTGCACATTCCAGAATTACAAAGGCGCGGACTTCTACGGACAGGTGGCTGCTACTGGCCATGTCTTAATGAACCCGACCTACGCTGCGGAGGCTAATCCGTAGTGACCCGCCAGCAGGTGCCGAACGTTGAGTTGGCCAGGGACACCGCGCGGGCCAACCTGCTCACAAACGGCGGCTTCGAGATCTGGCAGCGCGGCAACGGACCGTTCACGGGAACCAGTACGCGGGCAGCCGACATGTGGCAAATCAACCTTGTCGGTGCAGACACGCTGTCAGTCAGTCGAGATACGGCCAATGCTGACGCATCCACCGGTGCATGTGCTGCGGTCACCTATACGCGAAGCACTGGCGGGACGGTCTTCAGTCAAACCGGGTTGGTAGAGCAATTGAACACGCTGAAAGGTCGGACAGTGGCCTTTTCAATGCGTGTACGGTGCGCGACGGCGAATGCCGTCAGGCTCAGGATCTATGATCCCGTGACTGGCGCAACTTACAGCGCGTATCACACAGGCGGTGGGGCCTACGAAACGTTGACTCACAGCAGAGTGGTTGCTGCCACCGCAACGAATCTCCTAGTCGATGCAGTATTTGATCAATCCTGTACGGCCTATCTCGACAACGCCATGCTGGTGGTCGGCTCGCAGGCGGCGGACTACGCGCCGCTGCACCCGTCTGACGACCTGGCGCGGTGCCTCCGGTACTACGAGGTCATTGGTGATTCGTATCCGTACCCGGTCCTGGGTGGCTATGGCCTGACTTCTCAGAACCTCTTCACGAACGTTCCTTTTATCGCCAAGAAACCAGTGAGTCCTACGGTCACCAAGAATGGGACGTGGTCCGTGAGCAATTGCGGTCAGCCTACGGTTCTTGGTCCCAATCTTTTAGGTGTCGTCATGGCGGTTGTGCCGACCGCTAGCGCCATGACAGTGGCACAACCCAACGCCGCCGGGCAAAGCATCTCCGTTGAAAGCAATCCATGAGCGTACGACCAGTTCTCTTCAACGCTGACGGCTCCATCGACGTGGTCTACGACGAGCTAGGCCACAGCGGCACGATCCCCGCCGCCGAGGTCCAGTGGGCTGCGAACATGGACGGAAGCCACAACCACCAGTTCATTGTGCTTGCCTGTCCTGATGGCTGCGGCGCGACCTCGA